TCGCAGGCAGTTGTAAGCATGACATCTACTCAATTAAAAAAGAGCAGACGTTGGAACAGCTTAATGCTATCACAAAAAGTTAAGGGTCCATCGGGAAGTTTTACTCCACCAACTTACTCAATGATCTACAAGCTCACTACTGTTAGTGAGTCCAATGATCGAGGCAGCTGGTTTGGGTACCAAGTTGAGAAAGTCGGGCAGGTTGAAGACGCTGATGTCTACAATGAATCTAAATCATTTTCAACGACAGTATCCAGAGGAGAAGTCGAAGCTAAACCTATTGTTGAAGGGGAACCTGTAAAAGAGGCTCCACAAAACTCAAAAGAAAGCGACGAAGACATACCGTTTTAAGGTAGTTTTCATAAACTGGAGGTTTAGTGGAAGAATTCAAATCTATATTTGAAGGGCTTGACGTAGCTTATGGTCAGCACCAATCCGAGGGGAAGCGTGCTGACGGTAAGCAGGAGGGAAAGTCATACATTGTTAAAAAACTTGTTACGGAAGAGCTGTGGAGTGATCATCTGGCTGGTAAAGGCCCTTCTTTGGGTATTATTCCTATTATGGCTGATAATACATCCAAGTGGGGTTGTATTGATATTGATACTTATCCTATTGACTATAATAAAATAATTCATGATGTTAGAAAACTTAAACTTCCTCTTATTCCGTGCAGGTCAAAGAGTGGTGGTCTTCACTTATTCCTATTTTTTAAAAACCCAGTAGCCGCCAAATTAGTACGAGAGAAATTGCGAGAGGTTGCCTCAGGTCTAGGATATTCCTCCGTCGAAGTATTTCCAAAACAATCCACAATACTAATAGAAAAAGGGGACTTAGGAAATTTTTTAAATCTTCCTTACTATAACGCCAAAAATACAACAAGATATGCCTACAAAGATGATGGAACCGCCGCAACATTGCGCGAGTTCGTATCCTTATACAATAAATATTCCGTGGCCGGTACCGACGAAATTGCAATCCAGGTATCGCAAGATGTCATAAAGGACGGCCCCCCATGCCTACAGCAACTGTGCACGCAGGGATTTCCACAAGGAACAAGGAACAACGGTTTATTTAACATTGGAGTTTATTTAAGAAAATTTGATCCGGATAACTGGAAGACACTGCTTGAAGAGCACAACAGAAGCCACATGACACCACCACTGGCGGCGCAGGAGGTTGTCATTGTCCAGAAACAACTGGAGAAAAAAGATTACAATTACAGGTGCAAGGAACCACCCATCAATGCCTACTGCAATGCAAAGCTATGCCGGACTCGAAAGCATGGAATTGGGCAGGATGGTTCAACGATAGAATTCGGTGCCTTGACGGTCCAGCTGTCCATGCCGCGTGTATGGTTTCTGGACATCAATGGTCATCGCTTAGAGTTATCTACGGAGGAGTTGCAGATCCAAAGCAAATTCCAGAGAAAATGCATGGATATATTGCGTATAATGCCCCGTAAGATGAAGGAATCACTATGGCAGGAGATAGTCCAAAACTTAATGGACAAAGCTCTCGAAATCAAGGTGTCAAGTGATGGGTCTGTCGCCGGTCAGTTTGAAGCTTACCTCCAGGAGTTTTGTACTGATCGCGCGCAGGCTCTCAATAGGGACGAGATATTGATGAGAAGACCATGGACGGAGGAAGGAAAAACATGGTTTAGGCTGAAGGACCTTCAGGATTATCTCACGCGCAACAAGTTCACCCACTATAATGGGGGACAGCTTGTCGCACGTCTGCATGATCTTGGAGCCAGCAGTGACAAGTTTAACTTAAAGGGTCGCACCACAAGGGTGTGGGGCGTTCCTGCTTTCCAGCAACAAAATTCAGAATTTGACATAAAGGAGGTGGACAGTGCTCCATTCTAATTATAAATACGGCGATACACGAGAAGATGGTTATGTATGGGTAGGGAAAAGATACAACAGGAAAAGACCAGACGGAACTTACCCGGATGATTTCCGTGGTCCAGAAGCTTTTAAAAGAAAAAAGATAGAGGACAGAAAAAATAAAAAGAAAACATATGATTTAATAAGTAGATTGACCGGTGAAGAAAAAATGAAATATGGATGCACGCATTGTGGATATAATAAGGATTCGGTGGCGTTGGATTTTCATCATGTTGACAGAGCCGATAAGTTTATAAACGTGTCAAGTTACTGGAGAACAAGCATGGTACAGTTTAAAAAGATAAGGGAAGAATGGAAAAAATGCATTGTCCTGTGCGCCAACTGTCACAGGATAGAAGAGAAAAGGATTAGAAATGAAAACTAAAATAATACTTGGTCCTCCTGGCACAGGAAAGACTCATAATCTATTGGATCTTGTGGAACAGGAGTTGGCGAAGGGAACACCGCCGGATAGGATTGCATTCGTTGCATTCACCAAGAAGGCGGCGAACGAGGCACGTGACCGGGCAATGGAAAAGTTTAACCTGGAAGAGCAGCACCTTCCTTATTTCAGGACACTACATTCTTTCGCGTTTCATCAGCTTGGAATGACCAAGTCAGAGGTGATGTCAAAGGATAATTACAAGGAGTTTGCGCAGGCATTCGGCATGGATCTAGGATTTGTCGCTGATGGCATTGAGTCCGGAGGAGTATTCACTACAGATAACATACTGATAAATGAAGTTAATCTTGCACGAATGAAATGTCTGGAGTTGGAGCACCACTATAATAATTCCAACCTGCAAGATGTTTCATGGTATGCATTGTTAAGAGCGAAGAGAGCCTTGGAGGAATTCAAGAAGAAGAAAGAATTATTTGACTTTACAGACATGATTGAGTTTTATCTCGATTCAGGTCCAGTTCCTAAACTGGAAGTGGTATTTGTTGATGAGGCACAGGATCTATGCAGACTGCAATGGAGAATGATTGATAAGATCGCTCAAGATTCAAAACAAATTTACATAAGCGGCGATGATGACCAAGCTATCTATAGATGGGCCGGAGCTGATGTGGAGCATTTAATTAATATGCCAGGAGAAACTAAAGTTCTCACCCAATCCTATAGATGCCCCATAGTTGTACAAAACTTATCCCAAGAAATTATTGGAAAAGTAAGGAATAGAAGACCTAAGAGTTGGAAAGGAACAAACAAGAAAGGATTGCTCCAATATCATTCCTATCCCGAGAGTGTTAATCTAAAGGACGAAGGAACGTGGTTGGTAATGGCACGCACACAGTACCTGTTGGATGAAATTGAACGGGATGTAAGGTTGCAAGGACTATTATATAAAAGAAATAACAAATTACCTGTTTCACAAAAGCTATTGAACGCGGTGGATGCATGGAAAAGATTGAATGAAGGAGAATATGTAGAGTTGCCTGAAGTCAAGTCCATATATTCTTACATGTCCACGGAAGTAGGAATTGAAAGAGGATTTAAGCACCTGAAGACAGCCGGTAAAGAAAAGTATGAAATGGAAGAATTGGTAATGCAACATGGTCTACTTGTATGCGGACGTCCCTGGGATGTAGCTTTTGACAAGGTAGGAAATAGAGACAGAGAATTTTTAAGGGCAGTAGAATCAAGAAATAATTCAGGAGATACTGAAGCAAGGATTAATTTAAGCACCATTCATGGCGCTAAAGGAGGAGAAGCAGACAATGTAATGCTTCTTACGGACCTGCCACGGAAAGCACAAGAAGCCATGGAAGTGAATGCAGATGATGAATCCCGTGTGTTCTATGTAGGGGCCACACGCGCAAGAGAAACATTACATATAATACAACCACAAAGATATGGGGGATTTATAATATGAGTGCGCATAAAAAACAGATAGGAGGGGATCATTACAAGAGAATGGCAATTCAGCCCAGCCATTATATAGTCAAGAACAATCTTGGATGGTATGAAGGAAACATTGTCAAGTATATCACCAGGCACAGCATCAAGGGAGGAAGACAGGATGTGGAAAAAGTTATCCACTATGCCGAGTTACTTCTTGAAGATAAATACACTCCTAAGAAGTCTCGAGGTGAGATTATGGGAGAAATAACCAGGAAACACATTAAAAAATTAAACAAGGAGA